CTGCTCCATACATATTATTTCTAGCATCATAAACTAAATTTGCATAAGTTGGAGATTCAGTATAATATCGGAAATTAAATACTTCTTGAAGAATCATAAAAGTAGTAGTTTTTCCAGTTCCTCTATTTGAGATTTCTATATAATTTATTTGGCGTTTCGTAATTGGAGATTTGAAAAGCGGAAATAGTCTTGGTAGAGTTAGAAATATATCGTTTGCTTCCATTTTTTGCGGATCGTAACCAAAAGCTTGTAATAAAAGATCACATGTTTGTTTTTCAGAATTTGCAAGTTCGAGTAATTCTTTTGCAATTTCGTAATTATTTGGCGGTTCAATGGAATAAATGTCATCAATATACCAACTCTCTGTTCCTTTTTTAATTTTGACAAACATGTAACTACTTATTAAATTATAGAAATCATCCGGATTATCTGCAATTTGGTGAGGATCAAAACTCGCAGTAAATCCGTTCTGAAATCTTGCTATTATTTCATCGTTCTTAACTTTGAAACTAGTAATCTTCGAGATAAATTTTATTTCATTAAAAAATGGCAAATTGGCGTTAAAATATTGCTGATCAATTCCACGCTTATAGGCCTTTAAAATCTCAGTTTTCTTTTTCTCTTCAATTTGTTTTTCTCCAATAATGATATTTAAAATGCGTTCATTATCACGTGGATTGTAAAAAAAAGAATGAGATTTGACTTTATCCAAAAGTTGAGATGAACTGCTCATAAACAAAAAAAAGGGATATGACGTTTTAAAACTCTTCTTCTACGTTCTTTTTAGTTGTCCTTTTTGGCTTTTGTTCTTGGGATTCTTCGTCCATTTCTAGTTCTTCTTCCTGAACAGTGTTATTATTTCTCCTTGTGAATCTTACATATTCATTAAGCAAGTCCGCATATTTATTTAAGAATTCGCTAATTAATTTTAAATCTTCGGCATCATTAGCAGTTATTCCTAATTGCTTTCTAAAGTTATTTTGGCTGTGTATAGTTAATGAATATCTTACTTTTCCGTCCTGTGGTATTGCATTTAGCTGTACTACAATTCGCTTTATTCCCTTAATTTTTAATATTCTGGATGCTATTCTATTTTGTTCCTTTGCTTGCTTTCCCAACTCGTCTAATATCTCCTTAAGGGACGCCACATCTACTCACTAGTTTTAACTTTGTAATATGACATATTTATATATTTGTTAACTTGCTAGTTTGTCACCGTCACGACAAAAAAAGCATTATAAAAAAATGTTTAACTTAGTTGGAAGAATATAGATCTTATTATCTTCGCAATTTTAATATTATATTTCTTTGACAGTTCCTCTAATTTTTGGTAATATAGTTCATCAATCGTGAAAAAAACACGTTCATCATAAATTTCGCTACTTTCAAATTCTTTAAACTGTTTTTGTTGATTTAACATTTTATCTATCTCTTGTTTTATTAAGTCCCTTTTCTCATAAAAAAGAGTTTTATACCTTGACGGTATCCTTAATTCTATATACTTATTCTTTTGTCCTTTCATTATTGTTCACGTTCATGACGAATTTATAAACGTGACATATACATTTAAATGTCAGGTTTTTAATTCATCACATGGACTGTCAAAAAGTTTTCATTTATCACTTTCTTTATACTTATACATATTTTATCACTATTGCCACAAATTATCGCTACAATTCAACAATTCCAATTTTTCAGAAATTCAAAAATTATGCTTATGGCCACGATAGAAATTCTCATATTTTCAGTGTTAAGGAATATACTACTAGATTACATGGATTACATTATCATATTTTAGTTTTCACAGATAAAAAGTTAGATTACGAAAAAGTGCATAAAAAAATGCCTGCTCATGCGGATATAAATATTCAATTAGTTCCTAAAACAAAAAGAGATATAAAAAAAGTTATATCTTATATGTTAAAAAATCGAAAATAAATTATTTAGTTTGTGATTGTTGTGATGATGTTTGTTTTTTCTGTGCCAATGAATTTACATCTGATAGAGTATCCATATTGAGTAAAGCGTTTACTCCAAGAGTTGTAGTATCCTTTATCGATTCAACTGCTGAAATTGTGCTTTTTGTCATTTCATTTATAGCATTTTGGAAAGTTTCATTATTTTGCTTTTGATTGTAAAGATGTACAATTTCTCCAACTACATAACTAGCTATTAATACTCCCATCAGGACGAGAAATCCTTCCAATGCTTCCGTTCCTAATGTCATTTCAATTTTATTTTATGCAAGGCAGTTAATAATAAGCTTTTTGTAAAGAATCAAAACATATAAATTTGTCATAATCCTTATCTTTACACAGAGTAAAAATGGAAAAGCAACTACAAAAGGAAAGGATTGTTTTCGGTGTGCATATAGATAAAGAGTTAAAGAGAAAATTAAAAGTATATTGTGCAAATAATAATATAACTTTAACTGAGGCAATTGAAGAGGCATTAGCTGAATATTTACAGAAAAGAGGAGTTAAATAATTATAAGTCATAAAGAAAGATAATATTTTTTTAACTTTTATATTCTGCCGTTGAATATCGGTTACCACATAATATTGTTAAATCAAAGAAAGGCCTGTTATATCTGTAATTTATTCTTATATATGGCGAATATCTAAAAGTTCTTTTAATGTAACTTATAATTCCATTCGCTCTTTTTATATATAAATTATGTGCCATAACTAATCGAATTTTTAAAGTTAATGATGTGTCATTATCCATGACGTGATAATAATAAATATTAGCTGGATAAAATGCGTTCAGCCAGTTCAACACTTGATCAGCGAACTTTCTGCATTCAATTATAACAATATCTTCCATAATTTTCATATTCATGACCGACAATTAAATACTTTATTTTCAATTAACGTATAGTCTAATTAATAGTTATGAATTTCCGTAGTTATTATCGATATTTAATTCACAATTGCGACAGGTAATATACGTTATATAGTATATAAGCCGTGAGTTTTTATATATTTGAAGATAATAATAGTACTTGACCAAAAATGGCAAAGGGGAGAACTCCAAGAAGTTATTCGCAGAGATACGCAAAGTGGAGTGCAAAGTTCGCGTCATTCAGCAATCCGACGGTAGCGTCCACAATACTGACCAACGTTAGTCCTGCTGCTCAGCAAAATTTCCAAACTAACGTTCCTAAGTTTACTAGTGTAAATGAGCAAGTTAGTGCAGTTTTGAGCGAATATGGAATAACTGGGCCTAACAGGGCCGTTTATCAAGGTTTCGGTCTCAAAGTTGCCAGGGCACTTAACAGACTTGGAGGCGGACCTGCTCTAGTAAATATGATTAACGGTCTCAAAGCATATTATATCTCTGCATTTAATGCAAATCCTACAGTATTAGACGCAGTTACTAATATAATTACTGGATCGCCTACCGGATATGTAAGCTAAAAAACTGGGAAATATCTTATAAGTTATTTTATTTTTTTTATTTTCTTAATGTGAGGTCAAATTTGGAATTTTTAAATTTAGAATTAAGACCGAACTAGTGCAAGTTCAGAATTAAAAAAATTTAACTTTTAACTTTTTAACTTGAAATTAAGCATTATCCTCAACTTTTGTTTCAAGATATTCGAAAGTTTTAGTATTTATTCTCTTTACATCTCGCATTTTTATGCCTGGATGATGTCTTTGTAAATGGTGTGCCATACTTTTTCTTTTTTTATTTATTACTCCACAAACTGGGCATTCGTATATTACGAGACCCATAGCGTTTTTTAGTGTCATGACGTATAAAAAACCCACGTGAAAACTACAATTTTAACCATGAACTATTCCTCAATTCGAAATGTAGCGGAAGATATAGCTCAAGTTTTAAGAAAAAATGACGAAACAGTCACAATAACAACAAATCCAAATTTAATACCACAATCTGACAAATTAATAGTTTTTATACCTTTTCATCCACCCTCTCTAAATCCATATCTTTATGCTTTCTATCAATTTAAAGGCAAAAAATACTTTTATACGACTTGTGATGGCATTCCTAATACAAATATTGTAAATCAATATCTATTAAAAGATATAGTATTTATACCAAATTCAAAATTCTCAGCTCAAAATTTGCAAGAAGTTGGCCTAAATGTTGATTTGCCAGTTTTTCACGGTATAAATTTTGAAATTGTTGAGAAAGCGGAACATTTGACCCCCCAGTTAAATGCAAAAATCTCTAAAGATTTTCCAAACACTGTTAAATTTGGAATTGTTTCAGGCCTGACAAAAAGGAAAAACATGGAGTTAATGCTTAAAGTTTTTCAAACAATAAATACTAGAATTCCAGATTTGGCCAAGAAAGTTCACTTTTTTGTAATTTCGCATAAGGACTTTAAAAATTATGAAGTTCCCGAAAATGTGCATTTTGTCGCTGAATTTGGGTATAATCCGAGAGAATATATATTTGCATTTTATGCAACTATGGATTTTGTAATTGTTCCTAGTGGGACGGAAGGTTTTGGATTGCCAGTTCTCGAGTCAATGGCAATGGGAACTCCTGTAATTCATCAATTAATGTCACCATTCGATGAATTTACTAGCTGGCAATGGAATTTATTAATTAAATCGTTAGAAGTTGAGGAATATTATGATAAGACACATGGGCAAAAGTGGAAAATTCATAAATTTGATATTGAAGATATGATAAATGCTATAATAATAGCTACAGATTTAAAAGACAGAGATGAGCGAAGTCGAAATTTGAAAGAATTAGCTA